CATTTCGTCCGCCCCAAAACCACGTGGTATCTTCACCCTCCCTAAGAGTTCCCACAGGCCTTTGATTGGACTTCTCAACCAGTCGAATCTTCTATCCTTGATATCAGGATACCAATCCGCTTGAGTGAACCACCAACCTCTCCCCCGGAAGGTAGTTCTTTCCGGTCTTCGCCACTTCTGAGACATTACATAATCCCTACAGAAGTAGCCCCGCTTTCCTGACTCCGTCTTCAAGATGTCATCAAGGGCTTGGTCAGCATTCATGATGCCAAGCTGTTCCATATAGAAAGAGTCGAGATACATACTGAGTAGCTCCGCCCGAGCCGACTCATTCTCCCAAAACTCCGTCAGATATTGAACGATGAGACCCCTCCAATCGAAGATGTCCTTCACAGGGGCCGGAGTTGAGGCCAACCGGCTCAACATCTCGCCCTTCGGACGTAGAGGCTCCCCGTCCTCTGAGTAGTAGGTGCTTAAATACTTCACCGCTCCGGAGAAGGAATAAAACCACCGCTTGGTGCTCTCTGCCCTATAAAGATCACGGGTCACCTTGGAGGTCGCTAGAAAATACCTCCTGTCCCCTTCGAGCTCTACCAATTCCCCTTTCTCAAAGCCATAGAACTTGTGCTTCTTCATATAGAAACGGGTGTGATCAGGAACTCGCTCGAAGATCCTAGGAATAGCATATCGTACAAACGGATAAACGGATGTTCTCGTTTTCTCCTCGTTGAACTTCATGCCGTAAAATTTCAGGATGTAGCGTTTGAAGTGTTTAACACACCTCTTAGCTAAAGCCCTGTTGGTATGAAAGCTGGTAGCCGCAGTCCTGAAGCTAATCAGATTGTCATCGCCTAACACTCTAATATTGACCAGAGTACACTTTGGTCCGTCCTTAGAGTTACTCCAGCTCTTAGCAGCTCGCCATAGTATATAAGCATTCCAAATGCTGTCAACTAGGGCCGTAAGACCTGAGCCTGAGGGAACTCCGCCATGCTTCCGCCATATGTTCTTGTCTGGACATACGATATCAGCATTGATGAAAGCATCCTTGATGAAACTCAGAATGGAATCGTCGATGTCACCCCGTGACACCTCAAAACATTCACGAATCACTTCGAATGCAAGATCAATCCCCGTAGGAGGAACTGACCCA